TCTTCTTTTGTGCTTCCTGTATCAAGTCCAAGCTCTGCTGCAACTCTCGCCCAGTTAACCTCATCTCTTCCCGCTTCATTAGGATCTGTTGCAACCGTTTCTTCGTCTTCAAATGACCAATCATCTGTTTCTTCGGTTTTTTCAGTTTCAATATTGTCAACAATTTCTGTATTAACATCTTCATTTATTTCATCTCCTGGTGTTACTCCAGAAAATGTTATTGGGTTAAACTTACTTTCTTCTACTGGTGTAGACTCAGTATCATTATTAACTAATGCCGTTTTATTATCTTCCATATTATATTTAATTTTGTTACTCCTTTGCAAATATACAACTTATCCTAATAATTCATCTAGACTTTTATTGTTAGACTTATTGTTAGGTAACTGTTGTTGTGTTTGGTTAAGCTGATTTACGTCTATTCCAGACTCTTTTATTTTAACCTTTTCTTTCATGTCTGCAATATCTCTATCACCATCATCTTTTAAATCAGCTATTTGCTTTTTAGCTTCAGTTTCTATTTCAGCAACTTTAACTTTGCCGCCTACTCTAACATTTTCAAGCTCTAATGCTCTATCATGCTCAGCCTGCTTCATTTGTTCTTGCATTTCAGCTTGCTGTTGCATTAATTGTTGTTGTTGAGCTTGTTGTTTATTCATAACCTCTAAAGCCTTTTCTAAAGTATGTTCAGCTTCTGTAGCTGTATCTGCTTTTAAAACTCTTAAAACATCTAACAAACCTGCTTTACCAGACTGCATAGCAGCTTGAGCTATTTGATTTATAACTTGCTTGTCTTGTTGTTCTTTACCAGTATCACCTAAAAATAAACCATAATCATTTAAAGCAATTTCTTTTGGCATTACGTTTAATATTTTATACGCGCCATCTCCAAGTATAGTTGCAGCTTTAACTCCAGACTTCCATGCTATTTTCATAAGGTTAGCAGTTCTTTCTAAAACACGTTTTTTAACTTCATTGTGCATAAAAAACCAAGTCTCTGTAGTTAACGCAGACTGTTGTACAGATCTTTGAACATTACCTACATATTCACTTGTGTTAATAGCTCCAGCTCTTTGTCTACTAATACCAGATATTTGACCAGCAGTTTCTTCTAGCATTAATTTTAAGTTAAACAATTGAGATATAGATTGTGATATAGTAAAGTCTATTTGTTGAAACTGATTAAATGATGCCATTTGATTACCTTCATCTTTACTATTTATAGGTATAATTCCATCATTTTTTAAATGATACATTACGTCTTGTATATCCATTCCTATGTTAGTAGGTAATTGTGAAACGTCATATACTACAGCTTTACCACCTGAACGCGCCATAGCCAGTTCAATATTATACATTGTAATATTATATAACATTTGTATATTGTGTAGTAAGTCTACAAGAGATTGCGGTCTTCCTGTACTATTATTTCTTATTACACCTACATATGAAAGTGGAGTACTAGCGTAATCATCTACCGATCTAACTTGATTTGGTCTACGTCTACAGTTTACCAATACCTTTCCACCTATTTTAGTACCTTCCCATATATCATCTATATATCTAGTTTCAATATGATCACCCTTTTTCTTCTTATAATTATCAGGAACTACTTTTTTAAATGGTCTAGTAGGATCAAATTTATTTTCTGAAACCTTAAACTTTAGAGGTTTTATAGATTTCCATTCGCAGCTTACAACTCTAACTCTAGTTCCGCTTACATCATTCCAATCTAACCATTCAAAGTCTTGATTATAAACTTCAGCAGCTCTAGACGATGATACACGGCCCATTTCTTCTATAGTAAACACATCTTCTTTGCTTAATTCTTCTGAGTATTCGTCAAGCACTTCGTTTATAGAAAGCCATCTTTCTTCGCCTATCCATTGAGCATCATCTAAATAATCTGATTCAGAATTAGTGTCGTATATAACATTTCTAGGATCTACACGTCTAACGTATGGATCTCCGTTTTTAATGTAGACTTTGTAAAATTCTTTAGACGTTACAAGCAAATCTCTAAATGCTGTTTTAAAAACATCTTTTAAATTATATTTATTTATTATATAATCTAAACCATCTTCTACAACTTCTTCAACTGCCTCTTTGTAGTTATACATCATGTATTTTTCTACATCGTCTGGCATAGGAACGTCGTCCATTTTTATATGCAAATCAGCAGGAGCCATTTGCTTCATTTCTTCAATTTGATTTTTTATTAGCTTTTTAATTTCTATGGCTAACTTAGCATCAATCTTTCTAACGGCAGCTTCTTTATTTATTGTAGATATTTTTTTATTTATAGGTCTAGTCAAGTCTTCACCCATAAGTAAATCTATCTTAGGGCTAATAATAGGATAGTTTACTAACTTAGCTGGATAAGCAGCTCCATACTGCTCAGTTACATACCTATATTCATCTACATCTACATGACCGTTATAAATGTTGTAATTTCTAATATCATCAAGTCTAGAATGTACTAATGGGGAATCATCAGTGTTCATAGTACTCATTATAGCATCTATCATGGCTTCACACCATTCTTCTGTTTTTTCACTGTCTAACAACAGCTGTTTAGGAAATGTAATTGTATTATACATTTATTTGATTTTTTTAGGTATACCTTGACTATTCATTGCAAATTTACGAAATCCCAAGGATTCTTTACTAATTTTTTCTTCTGCATCCAAAACTTTACGTCTATAATTATCATTATTATGTAACAAACACAATCCAAACGCTATAGCTCGGTCTGTGTTGCGCTGTCCATAAAACGACAATTCTTCGAGTAATTCATAAAACCATATGTCTGCAACTGACGATCTAATGTAATCATCCATTAAGTCTTCCATGTATGACTTAACTTGCTTATTCATATGTACTCCGTATGTATTTCTTGTCAATGTTTTTATATTGTGTGCAGACGCAGGCTTTTCTTTTAAATACTTTTGCATACCTTCTTTTTTAAAATAATCTATGATTGCTATTTTAGTATATTCTATTAGCATTTTAGAATTATAATACACTGCAAGTTTTAAAACGCCGTCATAAAAGTCTTCTTTTCTTTCAGGCCTGTCTGTATATTCTGCCACTATATAATCACCTGGCTCGTCTACATTTAAAAACCTTCTATATATCATTGCGCACCCCTCAGACGTACTAGCCCCTGCTTGATCTTGATCATAGCTATCTACCCCTCCCACGTCTAAACCAACGAAGTTGGTTCGCGGATGGTCAAGTATCTTAAATTTTCCGTGTGGATGTGGTTCAAACTCCACGGCTTCCAAGCCGTTGTCGTCCAAAGTCCAATGTAGGTTACCTTTTTGTATTTGACCTTTAAACTTAGAATCTGACATAATTCTAGCACGCTGCCCGTTAATACGAGAAATGTCAAACCTACTAGACTTAGTGTTTAGAAACGCCTCCTCTACAGACATAGGATAGTTTTGTAAATGAAGGTTGTATGCTTTTTGATCAGTTTCTACTTTCTTTCTGTCTTCTAGTAGTTTTTTTCTAGCTCCAGGCTCATCTTCTATACCCGACTGAATATCATAAAATCCGTAGTACGCTCTACTAGCAGGAATAAACATAGGAATAAGATTAAACGCGTCTGCGTTGTAATACATCTCCATAAAGTCTTTGGATGACTTAGTAATGTCACCACCCGTACCACCAATCACTGGAACGCCATATTGTATGTCTCCATCCATAAAACATGCTTTGGAAGACATGTATGCGTTTTTAAGACGTTTAAACTCTCCTGCCTCCTCAAATACCATAACACCTAGACGCTCACCCTTAAATACTTCAGGGTTATCCATTGTTCTGCATATAATCTGCGACTGATAACCGCCCACCTCCCATTTACCGTCTTTGTTTTTTACTTTGTACCCTGATTTATATATTTCGTCAGTATCACGTAAAGAGGAATGTCTAAAATTAGAATGAATATTATTAAGTCCATTTTTTACTTTATTAAAGAATGATGTAGCTGATGATTGCAGTCCAGCTGCTACACCAACATCGTTAAAGGGAAAGAATGTAAATTCGTGCGCCAATAGACCAGAGTTCATATAACTAAAGCCTTTATCCCTGGCTTTTATAACTATCATACCTTTTTCTTCGTCCTTGCACGTTTCAAACAAATCAAAGTACTCTTTATCCATTTCTCTGTACCAAGGACTAATTAAAGTCTTACGATTACCTCTTTCGCCAGAGTTACCTAATATTTTAAAGTAATTTAAATAAAAGTAGTATTTGCCTGATATTTTATCCATACCTCTAGGCTTATAACCATTTATGCATCTATCACGCTCTTGCTCCCAGTACTCTTGGTATGATATAGAGTCTGGACTTAAATCTGGATGTCCATTGTTTACAACAGGCCTGTACTTTTGTACATCATGCATCTTGGTCTCTGTTTAGTTTGTTTTCTAAAAATGACATTTGTTTATCACCAACAATCTTTTGTCTTTCACCTCTACGCTCTATTACGTCTAACAAAGTCTGACGTGTCTTTAATATCTTTTCTATACCAATCATTAATTTCTGTAAACTCTCTGCATTGTCGTCATTAATAATCATACTGTTCATATATTTAGTAAACTGATCAATTTTTGCATTAAACGCTATAAGTTGTTCGTCAAGAGGATCAAATTGTAATTTTTTATATTTTTCTACAGCAGCCTTTAATACTGGCTTGTTAGCACCCTTCCAACTAAAATCGTTATATAAATCTTTGCTAACTGCTTTTGCTCTTTCATCTATAGACAAATATCTATATGGGCTTTCATAGTCGTGCATTAACGCCACCCATTTCATAGCTGTCTCACCCATACCCTCTGCTGCAAGCAGTTTTTTAAATTCTGGCACAAGCGTTACGCTATCAGCATCTTTATGGATACTACCCTTTTTGCTCACCTTTAATAAATACATATTGCAAAGTTAACGTTTTCCTTCTAAATAAATTCTAAGCATAAATTTGAACTCTTCTTTATCTATTACAAAATACTTGTGATTTATTATGTTAAAGTCGTTTTCTATTATTTTAGGAGCTATTTCGTAAAAGTCTTCTAACAGGTAGCCAAAGTCGTTGTAATATTTTTCTATACAATACAGACCGTTATCTGCACACATTATTTTACCGTTTTCTAAATTGATGTTCATAAAAATACTTTGTTAGGATTTAATTTATTATGCTCCTTATATCCTGTTTCTAAATTTAAATTGTAGACTTTATTTAAGTTGTATTTGTATTTACTTTGTTCTCTTTTTAAAAACTTCCAAAAGCTAGTCATAGCATTTCTTTGCTGCATTACAATTCTATTAAACGGAAATTCATTTTCTAAATAGTTTGGGTCAAACATATTGTCTTCGTAATGTTGTTTGTGAAAATGCAAGTCTTCAAACTTTTTTGTTGTATTGCCGTCCATACCCAATAAATATATGTTGTTATATTTTTTTAAGGTCTGTAAACATAAAGCTATATATATTCCAAGCATACCGCTAAAAGCAAAAGTATCGTATGGCATATTATAATCTCTAATAAATTCTTCTACGGTAAATACTTTAGTTTTGTTTTTATCAGGCTTTGGCGATGATTTTTCTTGAGGTCTATATACTAATGTTGCTCCTGTATCTTCTAGTTTGCCAAGATATTGTTTGTAAAAATCATCATCCATCCAACATATATAATCAGGCTTACAAAATAAAAATGAATGATTTACGGCTATACATGTCTTATCCTCCCCCTCTAACTTACTAAAATCAAATCCTTTCAAAGAAGGCCCCCCAGCTACAACATATACATCTTTCATAATACAAAGCTATGAAAAAAAATTTTTTGCGTTTTAGAATGAGGGATGCTATATGTGTGTACGCCCCCTCACACATTGTCAATCCTTGTACGGGGGTTCAATTCTAATCAGGGCAACATAATGCCCACAAAACATAAAACGTTATGTCTAAATACAATTTCAAAAAAGCTATTGCATACGCAAAGCACAAGCAAGAGTCATTTACGGATGGTGTATCAGATGGATTTGATAGGTCAATGGGTAATTTCGATTTCTCTTTATCAAGAGCTATAGGAACTAAACTAGGAACTGACGCAGCCTTTTACACTAAGCTAATGTACATTTCTTCACATAAAATGTTACAACTAAAAGAAAAACTAACTAAATAATTATGGAGTATATTATTCAATCTATATTACTGTTATGTCTCGCAGTAATAATAAGTAAGTACGAGACGCAATTAATTAACTTTTTAAAACAATTTTAAAGTGAACTATTTAAATCATTATCAATCGGCTAGAACAGCTATTAGTAGAACTACTATACTAGCTAACTACCAAGAATTCTTCAAGATGTCTAAGACACTGAAGAAAGACTACGATGGCATTAATTATATTGAAGCTCATTTGTCAGACATTAATTTTAAAGAAACTGAAGACCTTCCAGTACATTTCTATTCAGACTTACCAAAGAGAATGGAATCAGTATGGGATAACCTTCAGAAAAGAAATGTCAAGACACTCATAGAATATATGAAATCAATGGGTAACATAGACAATCCTGTCATAACACTCTCTAAGATTTCTCAACGAGGTAATAGATACTTTGTATTTACTACTAAGTCTAAGTATATGAATATGAGAAATAGATATAAAAACTATTCTATAGAAACTATTTAATCATGAAGTACAAGAAGATTGACATTAATTATGAGATCAATAAGATTGATACTCGTAATAAACTAAAGCTTAAACACTTTAATTACAAAAAGCAATATCTAATAGATAAAGGCTACACTGTAATAAGTAATAAAGCTAAAAAAGTTACTAACAATCCTACAGAAATCTACAATAAACAAGTAGAAAAGATATTTTCTGCCCTTAAAATGTTTGCATAAACGTATAAGAGTAAGATATTATCTAATACCCTATATAATCTGTCTATTTTGTAATGATTTAGATAAGAATAGAGTATAACTGTTTGATTATCAGTAACTTAGAACTGTAATACCCTGAACTGTAAGTGGTATAACTGTCTATTTGTTATTTAGAAGTTTAATACTAATAAGTAATAGTAGACCACTCACCCACCAAAGTTCGGGGTTTTTTAGGACATATGCAAGTCCCGTTTAAAACAAAAGTTGCATTAAAACAAATTATTAATCATCTAAATAAATATTGTGAAAACAATTTTCGGTTACTACGTCATTAAAGTACCAGGTACTTGGACGTACAAATTTCTCAAAGCTAAAGACTTTGAGCCTAAGACTATAATGAATTATAAACCAATTGATGTTACTGTCAGAGAGTATAGTGAACAAGAACAATTAGAAGACTGGAAGTTCCTGTCTGTTGTTCGAGATGAGTATGCTTATAGATGGGATAATCAATTTTAAATTTTAACTTATGAATGAAGTACAGTTAATGATAGTATCATTTTTATTTATACTATCAATATGGTTTCTAACAATACTATTAGGAGCTATTAGACAAGAGCAGAGATTTAAGCGTATGGAAGAAAACCTAGAACGCTTTAAAAAATCTCAAGAAGAAGAACGTTTAACCAATAAAAAAGTAGAATAACATGGTATTACTATCAGCAGTAGGTACAGCCTTTGGCGTGTACTGGATGTTAAAGGATACAAAAGCAGAGTGGGCGC